ATGGAAACAAATAATTCGCCCCTCTTTATACCTGAGGCATATGAAGAGGGATTAAATCAATATAGGATAGAAGAAATTGAAAATAAAATGGAAATTTTGCAACGTAATTGGATTAGAAACATGGATATATTAAAAAATAAAACAGAATCAGAATTAAAGTCCCATTTTTTTGAGGATATATTTATTAAAATTCTTTCTTATGAACCCATAACTTCTGGAGGGGACTCTTGGAATATTAATATTGAAAGCTCAACTGAAGTCGATTCGCAAAGAGCCGACGCAATTTTAGGATATTATACAAAAGACAAGGTTAGTAATAGAACATTAACCGTTATAGAGATAAAAGGTCCTGAAGTAGACCTTGATGTTCCTCAAAACAGGTCTAAAAAAAATTACGGTACTCCAGTTGAACAAGCATATAACTATTCTTTTAAACACGATGGTTGTAAATGGATTATCGTATCAAATATTTATGAAATACGCCTTTATCAAGTTGGCCGTTCAACTGTATATTATGAAGCTTTTTTACTAGAAGAATTAGCTGTAAATAAGAATTTATTTAGAAAATTTCATTTTTTGCTTTGTAAAGCGAATTTGTTAGGGGCTAAAACTAATGAGCTGAGTGAAAAAGCCTACAAAAAGCTTGAGAAAATTACTAGTAAGTTTTATCAATTATATAGTAATACACGAATTGAATTATGGAATGCCTTAATTGAAGAAAACCCCTCATATGACCATTTATTATTGTTGGAAAAAGCCCAGAAAATATTAGATAGAGTAATTTTTATTTGTTTTTGTCAAAGTAGGGGATTACTTAAAACAACAATACTTAATGAATATATTGATGGAGCAGAAAAGATAGAAAAGGTTAACATATGGAACTATTTGAAAGGGTTATTTAGAAGTATTGATGTAGGTGACAAAGCCCAAAATATAAATCAATTTAACGGAGAGCTGTTTAAACACGATCCAGTATTAGATTATTATTTAGAAATCCCTGATAGGGTTTTTAAGATGATAAAATTATTAGCCAATCATGATTTTAATAAAAATCTTAATGTTAATATCTTAGGGCATATATTCGAGCAGTCCATATCTGATATCGAAGGCTTAAAAAAGAACGATAATACTAATAAAAGAAAAAGTGACGGGATCTTTTATACGCCAGAATATCTTACTAAATACATAGTAGAAAACACATTCTTGCATTGGATTGATGATAAAAAACATGAGTTAGGTTACAACCAATTAAGAAATTGGAAAGATACTGAAACAATATCCGGCAGAACAAGAAGAATAAATAGCAATTATGAGTTTTGGCAAAAATACTCATTAGTATTGGATAATATTAAAATTATAGATCCTGCCTGTGGGAGTGGTGCATTTTTAAACCAAGCATTTGATTATCTAATAAAAGAGAAAGAATTTATTAATGCACAAATGAGAAGTTTTGATGTTTTAAAAGGAATTGAGCCAAAAGAATATGAAGAAATTCAGGCAACATTTCAACAACCTCAATTTATTGATTTAAACTTAGACAAAAATATATTAAACGGAAATTTATTTGGAGTAGACCGTAATCGTGAATCAGTGGAAATTAGCAAGCTTTCTTTATGGCTTAATACAGCTAATCCTAATAAAAAACTAACGAATTTAAATAATAATATTAAATTTGGAGATTCCTTAATAGAAGATCCCGAAATTGCTCGTGATACTGCATTTAGATGGGCTAACGAATTTAAAGAAGTAATTGAAACTGGTGGTTTTGATATCATTATAGGTAATCCACCATATGTCTTGTCAAGAGGCAATAACTTTTCAAGACAGGAAAAAGATTACTTTTCTAAAAAGTATCAAATGCAACAAGATAAACCTAATACCTATTTGTTGTTCATTGAAAGAGCTCTACAACTTCTTAAAGAAAATGGCTATTTGGGTTTTATTGTACCTAACTCTTGGTTAGGTATTGATTCGGCTACTGAACTCCGTAAATACTTATTAAAAAATACTGTAATAAAATCTATTGTTAATCTTTACGGAATAAGTTTTCCAGATGCGAATGTTGAAACAGTAATAATCATACTTCAAAAGAAAAGTCCTAAAAATAATGTTGTCTCTGTGAGCAATATTATGTCTAAAAAAATAAAGTTGAGTCATTCCTCAGTAATTGAAATACCTCAAAGTAATTGGCTGAAGAATAGAAATTATATTTATGATCTTATTAGTGATGAAGAAGACAATCTAATCATTAATAAAATAATAAAGAGATCCAAAAAGTTACAAGAAGTTGCTGAGCCTAAAACTGGGCTACAAGCTTATGAAAAAAACAAAGGTAATCCTAAGCAATCAGAAGATGATGTTAAAAATCGTATTTATGATTATACATATAAATATGATAGTACGACCTACCCTTATTTAAATGGAGGGGATGTAGGAAGATATAGCTTGGGTTGGGGAGGTGACTGGCTTAAATATGGAGAATGGCTGTCACAACCGAGAACAATTGAGATTTTTAGCGGGGGAAGAATACTAATTAGAGAGGTAGTTGGGTCATATCCAAAATCAATTTTAGCGACGTATGTAACTGAAAAATACCTTAATAATAAAAGTATTTTAAACATCCTGCCTAAAATTAATGGATACAACCTTAAGTATATTTTAGCTGTGTTAAATTCTAATGTAATTAGTTTTTATTTTAAAAGAAAAGCTGTAAAAGCAAATAGAACCTTATTTCCCAAAATAACCAAAGGTGACTTAGATGATCTTCCAATTCCGATTGCTACTGAGAACGTCCAAAATGAACTGGCAGAGCTTTCTATGGAATTGATAAACTTGAATAAGAAATTTAAATCAATATTAAATACATCTCATAAAATAATTATAGCTGAATTTAATATTAAGATAACAAAAGCTTTAATCAATTTTCATAAACTAAATTCGATGGAATTTATAGCTGAAATTAAGAAACAAAATAAACATTTTTCTTTGTTGGAAAAAGGGAATGAGTTATTTGAATGGTTTGAAACACAGCAAAAAGAAATAAAAAATGTAGAAGATAAAGTAAATATGGTTGAAAATGAAATAAATAAAAAAATATACGACTTATTCTTTTTCACGCCGGAAGAGATTAATCTTATAGAAGGTTACAATTTAGGATAAAAAATTCCAGGTACAATGCAGTAATAAAAAATCTACTAAACGAAGAGATTGGCATTAGGCTTGTGTGACATATAGGTTCTATTTTTACAGGGGGACAACCTGGGGACAAAGTCAAACAAACTATCCCCAATTGGAACAATTTGAACGGATATTCTTATGCGTTAAAACTTATAATATCAACGTTTTCAGTTTAAAACTGTTATAATCTTACTCACATAATGACCTTGACAGGGTAGAGGTCACTTAAGGACAACTGCTGTTTAATTTTAGTGTTTTTTTCTACTCAACGTTACAATAATTTATAACTGTAAACTAAAAAACTCTTATTAAAATAAGCTAAACCCCGAATAGTGGACACTTAACAATGCCCATGTTCGGGGTTGTTGTTTTTATTAAGCTATTGAATAGGAGATTATTCGTCGCAGCGTGTTTATTTATTAAGACCTCGTTTTTTGATAACTTCCCAAATCTGCCGCATTTCCTCTAGCTGGTCCTCAGGTGCTTCTTTCATCTCTTTGAAGAAGAGGTTAAGGTTCGGATCTTTAAAGAACTCCATCATTTCTTTTTCGTCGTCTGTCGCTTCCGGAATTAGGTTATCTGTTAGTCCATAAAGATAATCCACTGATGTTTCAAAAAGAGTAGCAATCTTAGTGACTGTTTCCATAGGTGGTTGCTTGGTTCCATTTTCATAGGCCGTATACGTGGTACGAGCGACACCTAAAATTTCTGCGACATACCCTTGAGTATATTTAGAGTCTAACTCTTTACGGTTTTCCCGCAACATTTTTAATCGTTTTGCAAAAATCATCATAATAATCTTATCCTCCTTGAGGAATATCTCTTAATTATAATGTTACTTAAAGAAACTTTCTTTAAAATGTTCTCAAAAGAAACTTTCTTGTTGACTTGTTACTTAAAGGAACATATAATGAGGTTAAGATAGTTCCTCAAAGGAACAAGGAGGTGAGGAAATGGAACGTAAATGGTTGAAAGATATGCGCGATAAACGAGACATGACACAAGATGATGTATCAGAGCAAGCTGGTATTTCACGAAGCTTTTACACACATCTAGAAAAAGGTAACAAAAACCCGAGTGTGAAAGTCGCTAAAAGTATCGCAAAAATACTAGCTTTCGATTGGACGCTTTTTTTTACAAATGAATGTTCCTTAAAGGAACTAAATAAGGAAGTCAGCTAGGAGGCGACAAAATGCCAGTCGCAAAACGAAAAATGAAATCTAAGAAAAAAATAAAAGCATCCAGTACTGAATGGAGCAACGTGAAAAGTATAAAGTTGGACCGACTCATTTTCGAACGCAAGAAACGAAAGTTGAGTCAGTCGGATGTTGCTGCTGAGCTAGGTGTTTCGGTAGCAACAATCTCACATATTGAGAATGGGCGAAGGAAGCCGAATGCTGATGTCTCGATTGGACTTGAAATGCTCTTTGATTTACCATATGAAATTTTGTTTCCGGATTATTGAGAAGCTTAATTTAATCATAACTTTTTACTCGTACTTTCAAAATATAAGGTTTCGTACAAAAGGAGGGATGAGGATGATTTCAGTTTCAGTAGATGAAGCAGCATTGATGGAGATTTACCGTGAAGAAGTACAGAAGAAGCTAGATAAAGCAAACAAAGATCTTGTGCTCTGGGATACATCGGAGTTGAAGCGACGTGTATGCATGAGCTGGAACACCATCCAAGAAAACTTCTTTTATGATCCACGCTTTCCGAAGCACAAGATCGGGTGCAAGTGGTATTACCCAGCAAAAGAGGCAGAAGCATTCTTGCTTATTTGGTTCGAGGAGCAACGTTTAGCAGGTAAAAAGAGGAGGAGTTTAGCATGACGATTGGCAGAAAGATTGCAGATGCAAGAAAACGGACAGGGCATTCACAACGATCACTTTCAGAAATGGAAGAAGTGGCTGTCTCAAAAGAATCTATAGCAAAATACGAGACTGGCACGCGAACGTTCCCAAAAGATATGTATCCACGAGTGGCCGGCGCATTAGATGATCCTCAATTTTACTTTGAAACATGGCAAGAAACGACGGGGTACGTAAGCATTCCATATTTTAATGGAGCGGTCATTGATCGTCACCCAGCGGCAATGGTTCATCTTGTTAAAAGTGAAACGATTGAAGCGATTGATCAGGTTGAAATGATGTGTTGGTACAAACCTTCAGAAAACAGAACAGAGCATGAGAAAGAGGATGTTCGTCAAACCATAAAAGAACTCCTGGATGCTGCTGCAAGCATGATTAACTTAGCTGCTGAACTTTGCAAAGATAACGATTTTTCAATGAAGAGTCTTTTCAGGGAATGGCGGGCCAGTTTGAAGGCAAGGAAGTATGAACGATGACAACTGAAATGAAAGAAAAGATTTGTGCACACAGTCTTATTTATCGGATTGAGGAGCAGCTTGTTACTGGAGATATTGTAGAAGCGAAACGCTGCACGGTTGATCTATTAAATAGTTTACGGGAGTTAGAAAGAGTACAAGAGAGACGTAAACATCAGAAGAAAATAGATGACATGATTCAAAAGTTACAAGAGCACGGAGTACTGACAGAAAGGGTTGTGTGGAATGGAAGAACTTCTATTAAAAACACTGTTTAACTTGGACTGGATCGTCCTCACGTTTGTCCTTACAGCATCGGCTTACTACTGGGGTATGGCGACAGGAGAAGGAAGAGCAGAAAGAAGACAAAAATAAAGACGACACGCTTTTCCAAGTGGTCGTCAGAGAAATCCCAATTGAAGAATATTATACCATACTTTCTAAAGATGGGCACTTAAACGGTGCTCGTCGATAGCAATCGGGCCAGGTTTCCCCTCGTACCTGTTCCGGCTGCTATCGATGGACATCATCCATCAGAGAGAAGGTGAAAAAGATGAAGAATGGCAAAAAGCCATCACGTGCTGCAAGAAAAGTCATCCTATCGTACGGTTTGAGTCCAAACAACTGGCTGATCAGCAAGAAGCATAATGGCATGTATACACTTGTGCATCGTCACACTGAACAAGTCAAGGTAATACCAATGGATATCGCAGTTGAAAAAATAGGTTAAGAAGAGGAAACATGATGAACCATCCAATTGTTGATCAAATTGAGCGGACAGGCTTTCCAGAGTATATGCGTGAGATTGAAGGAGATACACCTGTTGAGGACATGTTTGGAGACGAAATCATGAGTAATGATATTTACTTCATTATGAAAGATGGCTCAATTGTACTCGAGCAAAATCTTAGTGAATATGCAGTCCAGTTCATGGACGCTATTGAGAAGCAGGCAGAAGCATGAAAAAACCCGCTGTCGGAGGCGGGCCGTTAAGAAATTATTTAATACTCATATTGTACTGCACATTAAAAATTGAATCAAGGGAGTGGATTTGATTGGCAAAGAACATGAATGCCATTTCAACGTTGGATTTATCTCGGCATGACTGGTTGATGGAAAGAAGAAACGGAATTGGGGGGAGCGATTGCGCCGCTATTGCTGGTGTCAATAAGTACAGCTCGCCGATGAAAGTCTACCTTGAGAAAACGAATCAGATTGAATCTGAAGAAATCTTTTCAGTCAATGATCAGGGCGGATTTGAAGAAGGCAGTGAAGCAGCCTACTTCGGTGTATTGAATGAAAACTTGGTTGCACAGGAATTTTCCCGCCGTACGGGATTGAAAGTACGGCGTCGAAACGCGATCTTGAAGCATCCAGAATATGAGTTTATTTATGCCAATGTAGATCGGCTGATTGTCGGCAAGAATGAGGGACTCGAATGCAAAACAGCTTCCGAATACTTAAAAAGCGAATGGGAGGGCGATGAGATCCCGGCTTCCTATCTGCTTCAATGCCAGCATTATATGGCTGTAACAGGATATGAAGCATGGTGGATTGCCGTTCTCATCGGAGGTAATAAATTCATTCATAAACGCATTGAGCGCGATGAAGAATTGATTACGTACCTGATCAACATTGAAAAAGAGTTTTGGGAGAACTACGTGATTCCAAATAATCCACCGGCCTTTGATGGATCCATTGCTTCAAGTGAATTGCTCAAGGCGATGTATCCGCAACATGAACCCGACAGCACAATTGAATTAACATCTGATCTTCAAGTGTATATCGATTCTTATAAAGCATTGGAAGAAGACTTATCACAAATTAAAGAAAAGATGACGGAATGCCAAAATGTTCTGAAAGGTGCGATGAAGGAAAATGAAACAGCCTTTATTGGTGAGCAGAAAATCACCTGGAAGTCACAGGTTTCAAATCGCATCGATTCAACCCGACTGAAAAAAGAACGCCCGGACATTTTTGAACAATATATCAAACAAAGTATTTCCCGCCCTTTCAAAATTAAATAACTGGAGGTTTTACCGTGGCAACGAACAAAACGATCAAAAACGAGCTGGCGAATAAGCAGCAAAATGCACCAGCAAAACAAGTCACACCTGAGCAGTCACTAAACGGCTTATTAAAACGAATGGGGCCTGAAATACAGCGGGCTCTACCAAAACACATGGACGCAGATAGAATGGCCCGTATCGCTTTAACAGCTGTAAGGACTACACCAAAGCTTCTGGAATGTGATCAAATGTCCTTCCTAGCAGCAATCATGCAATCAGCTCAGCTTGGTGTAGAGCCAAACACAGGGCTTGGACAAGCGTACTTAATTCCATACGGAAAGCAGGTTCAATTTCAGCTGTCTTATAAAGGCTTGATTGATCTTGCCGTCCGCAGTGGTCAATACAAAGCGATTTATGCTCATGAGGTGTACGCCAACGACGAATTGGTCTTTGAATACGGTTTGTATAAAGATTTGAAGCATGTTCCGGCCAGTATTCCAGAAGGTGAGCCGATTGGTTACTACGCTGTTTATCATTTGCAAAATGGCGGTTTCGACTTTGTGTACTGGACGAGAGAACGCATTGATCAGCACGCAAAGAAGTTTAGTCAGGCGGTTCAAAAAGGATGGACAAGCCCGTGGAAAACCAACTACGACGCAATGGCGAAGAAGACCGTCTTAAAAGAAGTACTGAAATATGCGCCAAAATCCATTGAGTTTCAAAAAACAGTTGAAGCAGACTCGACGATTAAACAAGAGATTGCGCCGGATATGAGCGAAGTGATCGATGTGCAGCATGAGTTAATTGAAGAACCAGAGACATCCGTTGAACCAGAACCAATGCAAGAAACGAAAAAGCCGTCAGCAAAAGACATGGACTTGGATGCGATTCAAATTTCAGACGACGATCTTCCCTTTAAATAATGGAGCTGGATATTCCATCGTTCATCAGACAGTTGTCAAAAAGCAATGAAGATTACATCAAATGGGTGAAGGGCTATTTCAAGTCCTCTCACCCGCATTTAGAGCTCGTAAGGATAGAAAAGAAGGCGGTACTTAGAAAAAGATAAAGGCGGTGAATACGTACATGCAGGGCTGGATAAAGCTCCACAGAAAGATACTCGACAATGAGCTGTGGTACGACGTTTCGACGTTCCGTTTGTTTACGTTTCTACTACTCAAGGCGGCACATAAAGATGGCGTGAAAGTGAATGGACATGTATTAAAGCAAGGGCAGTATATTCGGTCGTATCGACTGCTTGCTCATGACCTTTCTTACAAAGAAGGAAGGGGCTTAAAACAGTACTCAACAAGCACCGTAAAAAGGTGTTCTGCTAAATTGATTGAAAACGGAATGATCACTGTAGACGAAACGGAACTAGGAACACTGTTTACCATCATTAATTACGCGTCCTATCAGCATTTATCGAACGAAGAAGAAGAAACCCAGAACGGAACCAAGAACGTTAATAGAACGAACCCAGAACGAAGTCCGAACAATAACAAGAATGTAAGAATTAAAGAATTAGGCGTAGTAGACACACGTGAAGAAAATAACCATTCTCAAATCCAAAGTGACGGGGCGCCTGTAACCGAAAATAAAGTATCACCGGAAGTTGAGAGAAGAAAAAACAAGCTAGCCGAGTGTTTTATCAAAGTGAGAGGTTCAGGTGTTTACTTAAAAAATGACGAACTTTTTGCTATCGAAAAAGCAGTCGAAATGGACGTGCCAATTGAAATGTTAATGACGTGGGTTGAAGAAATCGTACTGGAACACAATTCAAAATGGCCATATGACAAAGTGCAGAATTTTAAGTTTTGTGTGCGGAGTCTCAACAAGCGCTATCACGAACATAAAAACCAAAACATCGTTCAATTTGGCAGTCAGAAGCCGAAAACGAAAGAATCTATTTCAGAACGAATGGCTCGATTGAAACGAGAGGGACGTATTCCAATGGGAGGTGAAGGTTCATGACACTTGAGCAGGTCGAACAAATTTTGAATACCATTAATGCTGCTTATGCCCGTTTTGAAGTAACCGATGAACGAATGGTTCTCTGGACAGAATTGCTTCAAGATATGGATTACGAAAAAGTGAATTACCGGTTGAAACAGCATATTAAAAACAATAAATTCCCGCCGTCGATTGCGGAAATATCGGTTTATGAAGCACCGAAAAACGAGCATCTAGAGAAAGTGAAGCAGTGGGAACGTGAAGGGGCTGAACGGATTGAGAGAGAGAAAAACCGACCTAAACCACCAAATCCATTCGCATGACGTTTATCAGTCGGCAGAGGTAGAAGGTACGGTGATCGGCTCCTTCTTCCTTGAACCGGATCTGGCATACGAAACGATATTGACCATAGAGCATTTCACGTTGTCAGCGAATCGAATTATTTTCGGAGCGATCAAAAAACTGTCCGAATTGAATACGCCGGTGGATGTACAAACGGTTACGCATCAGTTAGTCAAGGACGATCAGATTGAAAATGTTGGCGGTGTGCGCTATTTGGCTGAAGTAGCCGGATCTGTACCGACTACAGCCAATTTTCCATACTACCAGGCAATTTTAATTGAGCATTATAAGCAGCGACTCATGACCCGTGCCGCATCGGATTATTTGTCCAATCCGACGGAGGAAGCAGCTGAAAAGCTATACAGCACCTTCATCGAGGCGCAGGAAATAGGACGGAAAAACGAGCAATCGAAAACGGACGTCTTGTACGAAATTCATGAAGAAATGTATGAGGATGCTGGTGAGTTAACGGGGATTTCGAGTGGCCTGCATGAACTGGACAATATGACAGGTGGGTGGCAAGGCGGCGATCTTATCATAATTGCTGGACGCCCGAGCATGGGAAAGACTGCGTATGCACTTGGGTTAGCAAAAGCCTGCTGTGAGAACGGTGGCGTTGCAGACATTTTCTCACTTGAAATGCCGCAAAAACAGCTGATCAAACGATTCCTTTCGAGCATCGGGAACATCAACGGTTTGAAATGGCGAAACACATTCAAATTGTTCACGGATAAGGACAAGCAGCGGGCCAAACACGCGATGGACGCTTATAACAAATGGGATATTTATATCCACGATGATTCCCGACAGACCGTTGCCGACATCCGTGCAGTTGTCAGGAAAACAAAGCGGGAACATCCCGATCAAAAGCACATCGTCGTGATTGATTATCTGCAGCTCATTACACAAATCGGGAAATTTGAACGGAACGATTTAGCAGTCGGACATATCACAAAAGAGTTAAAGCAAATGGCTCGTCAGTTTGACGTACCCGTGCTCCTTCTCAGCCAATTAAGTCGAGCAGTTGAACAGCGGCAGGATAAGCGGCCGATGATGTCAGATTTACGAGATTCCGGATCGATTGAACAAGATGCTGATATTGTTTCGTTTTTGTATAGGGATGATTATTACGACAAAGAAAGCTCAGCTAAAAATATCGTGGAAGTCATTCTGGCCAAACAGCGAAACGGTCCGATTGGCACAGTCGAGTTGGCCTTCATAAAAGAGTATTCACAGTTTACGAATATCGAGAGGAGATATGGCGATGAACCGGCATGAAGTCTTTGAAACATTGAAAAGGTATCACGCTTTGACAGGAAAGGTGATGACGAGTGAACAAATGATATTAGCAGTCGGTAATACAAGTCCGGTTGAATTGATTAGAGGCATCCGCATGTTTGACAAATATCTGGACTTGCAAAGAGGAGGAGCCGCGTGAACGAAATCAAAGGCTATAACGAATTAACCGAAGCTCAGCGTAAATTGCTTTGGCATGTGCAACGAAAGCATTTGTCGTCAATGAGCCCAGGTGAGCGTGACAAATACGGAACCGGTAGCATGACAAAAGTGAATTGGAACGCGCAGGATGCTTGTGTTGAGGTTTATTTTACAGACGGAAAATGGTGGAATTATGCTTCTGATGGAACGTGGTATTGAAGAAATAACAAATAACTTAATTAACAATGTGCAAAATTCAATGAAAAACATACAGAATGAAAAGAGGACGCTTCTAAATGAGAGCGCGTAATTGGAACGCAAAGAAAACATTTGTAGACGGTATTCTTTTTGACAGCAAAGCTGAAGCCGATTATTACATGCTTCTTCTGGCAGATCCAGACATTGAAAAGGTGGAAGTGCAACCGGTATTCGAAGTGATTCCTTCATACCAAGTCACATGCTATCGCTGTATCGGATCAGGCAAGCAGGAGAGTTTGAAAACATGGAAGCCAATCAATTGTACTCGTTGCTCAGGAAAAGGCGAGAAAACGAAGGCAGGGGCCAAATACACGGCTGATTTTAAAGTGTGTTACAAGGATGGCCGGACAGAAATTGTCGATGTCAAAGGTGGACCTGCTTCACGGGATTTCTCATTGCGTAGAAAGCTGCTTGAACAGGCGATCGGGCAGGAAGTAACAGTCATGGAATACAAAAGTGGATTGTGGAAAAGAAAACGCTAAAGGGGTGGCGTAATGAACATTGGAGATTGGGTTTTAGCGGCGTCCGGCAAGTACTGGTATATGAGCTATATCGATAGTTTTTCACGAGATTCAGAGACGGTGCACGTGACGAAAATCACCCGGTTTGTAGAAGGTATTCCTGAAAATATTAAACCAGCTCCAGCTACGTGCTCAATGAGATTAATCATTCCCTTGGACTCGTCCCTGATGAAAGAGGATTATGACGAATTAATCGACTTAGCGATCATAACGGCAGACAAGGAATGGTTTTCTGAGTTAAGAGAGAGGATGCTGCAAGATGCGTAGTTAAATGTGAAGGTGGGGTTTTAAAGAAAAATAGCTGGGTTGCCCCAGCTTTAAAACATAGGAATCACCATAGCAAAATGTTCCGTTTGAAAACAGTTTAACCATTAATAAGGAAGTAATACAAAAAAAGCCAGGAAAAGTCCCCGGCTTGTTAAATAGTACTCGCAATTCTATTTTAACAGACTGGGGGCGTCTTTTGTGAATTTAAAAGAATTAGTAATTAATCCTAGTACTATGCGACTAGAACTGGATATAATGGAAATACCAAGAAGTTGTGTGGTGGTGATCTGTGATGGGAAAGCCAAATTGAGAGAGCTGCCACCGCATGGGGAATATAAGATCGTCACGCATCAGGGCAAGGTGAAACGAATGAGGCGGGAAGAGGGAGAGGAGTTTTAAAGATTAACAGCAAATTGATTTCTTCATTAGCAGCTATGATATTTTTATTAGCACTGATTAGAATAGATATTAATATACCATCTATTTTTATTGTAGGTTGTGCTATTTTTGCTTTTTTTATGGTAAGCGCAGATTTCTTTCAATTTTTCTGCACATTAAAAATTAATCCTCAAAATAATACAAGGATTCAAAAATTTATACTGAGCAATAGTGCAATGATTCGAGATGGAATAATTGCATTTTCATTTCCAATGTCCTTAACAATTTCGCTTATTATTCTACAAAAAGGAAGGGACTTTATCACAGCAACTTCTGATGTAGTCACACTAATGGCATTAGGGTTAACACTTTTATTAATATCGATAAGAGAGTAAGTCCCATTAGTTTACTGGAGGACACTGAATAACGCATTGCGCGTTGTTAAGTGATTCTCCAGTGTATTAAAGTGATCAATGCATTAAGAAAAAGTGAGGCGGGAAGAGGGGGGAGAGTTTCAATGGAGCATAAAAGAGGGTTACAGGATAAGGACGTGAAAAAAGGCTGGTTTTATGCAGGACTTACCGCGATAATGTCTGCTATCGCTATGCCAATAGGAATATTCTTTTTATCTGGTAAACCTGTGAGTGTAGCAGGTTTTAGTGAGTTAGGAACTATAGGTGATTTCTTTGGAGGATCCACCATTGGATTCCTGTCATTAGCAAGTATTTTCTTTATAATTCATGCGATTAGAATTCAAAGCCAAGAATTGTCTTTGCAAAGGACTGAGTTGGCATTAACGAGAAATGAGCTAGAAGAAACAAGAAAAGTTCACGAGTCCTCTCATAAAACAATGAGACTGCAACAGTTCGAGAACACTTTTTTCAACATGCTTTCATTGCAAAATGAGATCGTAAATACAATACATTACCAAAAAGGCGCTAATGAATTAAAAGGGCGGTCCTTATTTAAAAGAATAAGGGAATTTGCAGACTCCTATTATAAGCAGTTCCGAACAAGGGATTTACAAAGGATGGAGCAATTTTCAGAATTAGAGGCGATTGAATACGCAGTTGATGAAACTTTAAAAGAGTTTTCTGAATATACATCCCATTATTTTAAGAATATCTACTCGTTGTTACTGTTTGTCGATCAAGAAGGTAGCTTGAATCAAGAAGAAAAACTGAAATATATAAATATATTAGAATCACAATTGTCGCCATATGAATTAGTATTTCTTTTATACATTTCATTTAAAACGGAATATATTCCCTTTTTGAAATTAACAAAAAAATATAGATTATTTTGGGAGATCGATAAAGATCATTTATTAAATCATCAGCATTATGGATTGAACCTGAATTTTCATCAAGAAATAGAAAATTAATAAGTTCTCTCAGCCATCTGAAGGATACTGAACAGACACGAAAAATCGTGCGCTGTTTGGTGTCTTTTTGTTTACCAGAGATACGCTAATCCTAGTGCTATGCGACTGGGATCAGGTATAATGGATATACCAAACACTTGTATGGTAGTGATCTGTGACGGGAAAGCAAAATTGAGAGAACTACCGCCGCATGGTGAATACAAGATCGTCACGCATCAAGGAAAAGTGAAGCGGATGAGACGAGAGGAAGGGGAAGAATTTTGAGTAAAAATGTTTTTACTAAAAAAGAAAGAAATAAACTATTGTTCAGTGAAACACTTAAGAGAAGTAACCTCCCTTGGCTTGTTGAAATATTAAATAATAAAAATACTCCTAAATATACCGATTTAAATGCTGAGCAAAGGCAAACTTTAAGCGAGCTGCGTTCAGAGTTGTTAAATAACTCTATAGATGAATGGATTATTACAAAAGCTCCTGGCACTAAGCATTTAACTCTCAATCTAGGCCCTAAAGAACAGGAATGGATGAAATGCCAATTATGTGGAACAAAGAATCGTTATATTCACTTTATAAAAAATAAATTTACAGAAATCACTATAAATGTGGGCAGTGATTGTATTGAAGAATTCGGAGAAATTGGTAGAGCGGCTCAAAAGGATAAAAGAAGGTTAATATCCAATCAGAATAAAAATAGACGCCTAGTCAAATTATTAGAAATAATTCCTGACGCAAGAAGCAGAGTAGAAAAGTGGGATGGATTTTTAAATGAGATAGATATTATTTTACCAAGTAGGATTGAAGAAGCTTATAAAAAACTTGGTATCAAAGCAGAAAAGTTATTTAAATCAATATTAAATAAAAATCAAAGTGAAAAAGAAGTTCAAGCATTAAAGAAAGTATTTCAAGAACAAATAGAGTATAAAGAAAAGATATTAAAATACGTGAATGTAAATAAAAATCGAACCTTTGTTATGACAAAAGAAATTGACGATTGGTTAAAAGTTAATAAAACAAATGATTATATAAGAATTAGTGAAGTAGTTAAGGGGAGTGGCAATGGGTTTATCATACCTGAAATAGCTCACGAAATAAATGAACCAAGTTTTTTAAAAACTATAGCAAATCAATATAACAGAAATATAGATAATAATATTTTGAAAATCGAACGCATTACTAATAATGGCTTCGTAATTTCTGTTTTTCCTTTACTTAATATTTATCTTGAGATCTCTAATAGAATTTTTACAAAAAAATATAGTAATTTTGCTTTTGGTGAGAAAAGTAAATTTGACGTTGAGTTCTTATTATTAAATTCTCAATGCTATAGGAATACTGATAGGAATAAACTAGTTGATGAATTGAAAAAAATACTAAGTTCAATGGGTATGAAGATAGCTAGTATTGATACAAAGAAAAATCGAATAGATATTGAATGTATAGACCTTAAAAAATATTTTAGATTTGACTTAGAAAAATTTGTGGAAAGTAATAAGCAGTGCCTCTATTTATATAGGCCCTATGAGTTGAAAACAGAAATTCTTAAGAATAGTAATTCTTTTTCTCAGTGGGAGTATAAAAATCTAATAAAGAGAGAGAAAGAAATACAAGAAGCATATCAAGATGATATGAATAGAAAAAGAAATAAATAATTTAGTTCTCTCAGCTATCTGAAGGACACTGAACAGACACGGAAACCCGTGTACTGTTCAGTGTCCTTTTTTATTTGCTAAAAAGGAGTGTCGTGATGAATCCACCGATGAAAGAGCAGCTGCAACAGTGGAAGAAGGATCACCAGGAAATGAAGCAAGAACGAAAGAAAGAAAAGCCGCCGCAGAAGAAGCAGGAGAAACTGTCTGAACGAGATTGGAAAGAAATCATGGGAATGAGTAGAACACGATATGGGCGAGCAAAAGGCGGGGCATTTAGACAAAAATAAGGGGGATGGATATGCGAACACTCATTTATGAATACAAGCAATCATTGCGGTCGTTGAGAGAAATGAAAGCATCCATTGAATCGAAAGCCAAATTAACAGAGCTTGATTTGCAGGATAAGACACTCATCAACAGCATGATCAGCGAAACCGAGTTTGCCATTCAGTGGATGGTGTCCGGCCGGAATCCTGATGCAAGACGTGGAGTAGACCGAACTGGTGCATATACATTGGACCCAAAGCTGATTGAAGCGATCGTGCCGAATCGGACCGTTATGGAAGAGCGGAAAATCACCGCTGATGAACAGTGGCTGCTGGATGATGTATTGGCAGATTTAACAGCGAGAGAGAAAGATGTGTACACACTGGTTAGGGCGGAAGGATTATCATTTGAACATACAGCGGAACTGCTTGGTATCACGAAATCATCTGTCCAGACCTATTCGGAACGGGCGGAGAGGAAAATTGAAGATCGTAAAAACGGCAGCCTTTTTCTTGTTTCATGAGAAAGGCTCTTTTTGTACTAATTAATTATTATATGTAAGTGAAATTTTTTTTGCTTCGTTACTGCTTTTTTCACTTTTCAAGAACAGAGCATATATTTTAATGATAGATGTTATCAAAGTGATCGCAAAATCAAACCAATTCATTTATATTGCCTCCATAAATAAAAAACACGATTAATACAGTTTATCCTGTTAGAAAAAATTTAACCACCTTTTTGTCGTACAGCTGCTGTATATATGAGAAACCAAAACAAAAACCCCGTCAGATGACAGGGTTAAATAACCTTCTTCATGCTGCATTTACGGCACTCACGTAAGAAAATGGCATTTTTGATTGAACTCTTAAACTGAGCGTTGTCGCAATTATCACATCGACCGCTTTTTATATCTGGATATTCATTAATGTTGTATGTAATGCTTAGATTGTATACTGGTTTTTCTTCCATGCTAAACACTCCTTTAAAGTCACTTGAACATCATAGCATAAGGGAGAGCGGCGGATGGATGAATGTGGCGCTTTTTTGTCGTATGATAAGGCAAAAGGAGAGATAATATGAGTGAATTATCATTTATGGATAACGTTGAATCCAAAGGGTACGGCACTAAGAGTGAGATGTATTTAGTCTATCTAGACATAATGGGTAGATTTATGGACTATGAAATGGCCTACAAATATGTTGAAGGTAGTGCGAAGGTAGAAATAGAGTCAGCGACAGAACCAGGCCTGCATTTGTTACTTGAACCAATTATTTTACCTTCAATTGCAAATGCGATGTTTTTAGCAATTTACGGAGATTTTGAGGCATTTTTAAACAGGATATGTGTTGTCCACAGAAGCAACAACTCTTATACACTTGGCTACAGAGACCTTTATGGAAATGGAATCGAAAGAGCAGTTACATATCTTAACAAAGTTGTTGGATTAAAAGATATAAAGAAATCAATAGAGTGGAATGATTTAAGAGATTGGAACAAAATCAGAAACATCCTTGTTCACAATAATGGAGTAACACGGGATGAAAAAGACGCAGAAGCAATGAGAAAGTTGAAAATAAAGGCTGACAATGAATATAACAGAGTTTCAATGTCGATTGAAGATCTTGATAGATTTCATAATCTTATCGTACAATTTCTTATGAAATGCGTTTAAGCATTCTCCGGAGTGCTTCAGGCTGTCGACTTTGTCGACAGCCTTTTTAAATACTGAATTAGCCATCAAGATATTGTGTTGCTTTAATTAGAATACAACTAGATAAGCTGAAACAAAAAGACAAAAATCCCATTTCTGAAAAAATCTTTTGCGAAAAAAGAGTTTGTCTACACTCTGAAGCACTCTCTGGAGTGCTTTTTTCTATGGATAAAAAAGGAGGATGGAAATAATAAATGAACAAGTTGAAATGACAGAAAAACAAAAAGAGGATCTTCAAAAGTATAATTTAGTAGGCTCTTTTATGCAGGATTTATCCTGGGATGATGAATTAAATCATCTCAATTTGCGAGACGCGCGGAGGATTGCTGAATATATTGCTGATGCTTCGATGGAGGGATTAAAAGAAGGTATAAACCAGACGATGGCTAAACTTGCTCCACAAAAAGCAAAAAAAACCCTGACAGCGGATCAGCAATTCCATCAGATGCAAACACAAAACATCCAAGAGGAAATGGAAGCGAAGATCAGAGCGGTGGATAAACCGGCTTCGCCACTTTAAAAATTCAGTGAGCCATTCTAAAGACAGGAGGCTGGCGGTGATGTGACATGGTCAATTGGAATGAAATCAGAATAGAATGGGAAACAACCAAAATCACACTTGCTGCATTAGCGGAAAAGCATGATGTGAAAATCGGTACCTTAAAGAGCCGAAAAAGCCGTGAAGGATGGTCTAGGGATCCGACGAGAAAGGATGCAACCAAAAGTGAAAAGGTTGCAACCATTGATAAAAAGGATGCAAACAAAAAGAAGGGTGCACCCGTTGGTAACTCTAATGGGAAAGGCAATAAAGGCAACAAAACAGCAGCACCCCCAAAACGAAACTCAAACGCTCAAAAGCACGGCTTCTTTGCGAAGTTTCTGCCGGAGGAAACGCTTGAGATTATGGACAGCATGAATGAGTTTTCTGCCGCTGATTTGATCTGGCAGCAGATACAGATTCAGTATGCCGCAATCATTCGAGCTCAAAAGATTATGTGGGTTGAAGATAAGAATGAAATGATCAAGGAGCTCAAAAAAGAGAAAACGGAACTTGAACTAAGCCGTGGAAAAAACGGAGAAATTGAGACAATGCCTTCTTTTGTGGAGCGAGAATACGAATTTCAATTCGCTTGGGATCGGCAGGCTACTTTCTTGAATGCTCAATCCCGTGCAATGGGTGAACTGCGCAACTTAATCAAGCAATTTGACGAGTTGGCCCATATTCACGATGAACGGCGCTTGAAATTGGAACAGATGCGTGTGGGGATTGATAAAGTAAAAGCCGAGGTTGAAAAACTGAACGGCAACCAGGATGAGGGTCCAATCGAAATATTCATCAAGAGAAAGCAGGCGGGCTTATGATTGAAAAAGAAGTGAATCCGCGTTTTGAAGACTTTCTGTTTGACTGGTCAACGAAATTTCAGTTCCTTGTCGGTGGCTATGGTTCATCGAAGAGCTATCATGTTGCATTGAAATTCATTTTGAAGCTGTTAGAAGAAAAGCGAACGGCTCTCGTTGTGCGTGAGGTATATGATACACATCGCGAATCAACCTTTTCCCTTTTAGAAGAGATCGTGATTGATCTGGGACTTGATCATAAAATCAAATGCGGTTCATCACCGATGCAGATCCGCTTCCCGAATGGCAGCAAGATCATATTCAAAGGGATGGATAAACCAGCCAAATTGAAGTCGATCAATAATGTGTCGCTCATTTGGTTAGAAGAGTGTTCAGAAATCAAGTATGCCGGGTTCAAGGAGTTGATTGGACGCTTACGGCATCCGTCATTGCCGCTCCACATGATTCTTTCGACGAATCCGGTCAGTAAATCGAACTGGACGTACAAACATTTCTTTAAGGATGAAAAGAAAAAGGTTTATGTGCTGGATGACGAACGGCTATACGAGGAAAAGACGATTGTTACGAACAATACGTACTATCATCATTCTACCGCTGACGACAATCTTTTTTTGCCGAGCAGTTACATTGAACAGCTGGAAGAAATGAAAGCCTACGATCCCGACCTTCACCGAATTGCCCGAAAAGGACAGTTCGGTATTAATGGGACAAGGGTATTCCCTCAGTTTGAAGTGCAGAATCATGATGCAGTCATGGCAGCTATAAGCAGCATTCGTCGACCGCTCCTGCGAAATGGTATGGACTTTGGTTTTGCGGACTCATATAACGCACTGCTTCGGATGGCCGTTGATCGTGAGAACTTGATCCTCTACATTTACTGGGAGTATTACAAAAACCAAACAGATGATGAAGATACCGCGAAAGACATCGTAGCATTTCAAAAGAATCGATGGGAAATACGAGCAGACAGTGCAGATCCGAAAACCATTTCTTATTTCAATAAAAAAGGTTTTCGTGTGAAGGCTGCTAAGAAGTTTCAAGGTTCACGGCTCCAATATACAAAGAAAATCAAACGGTTCAAAAAGATTATCTGCTCCGATCAGTGCCCAAGCACAATAGATGAGCTGAAATATTTAACGTTAGCTGTCAATAAGGATGGAGAAGTGATTGAAGATCAATTCAACATCGATCCGCACACGTTGTCGGCTATTTGGTATGGGCTTGATGATTATGAGGTCCAGGACTTAAAGCGAGCTTATTAAGGGGGGAACGAATGACGATTAAATGGAAAAAGTTTAACGGAGAAGTGGTAAAAGAGTGGCACGGAGACATTGAATATCATCGTGACTTATATAAAGGTGATCATGCAAAGCTATTTTCACGTGCCAAAGAATTGATTGAAAAAGGTGAGATTACTGACCGGCTGATTAAGGGGCCTGTGAATGCTCAGAACGTGAAAACGCCTTATATTACGGCGAACATCTCAAAGCTAATTGCTGAAATCCCTGCCACACTTGCGGCACGTTCTATTGGTGAAATCAAGTCCTCATTACCAGCTGACGAATTGCAAAATGAAAAGGTGAATGAAAAGACAGACAATGCTATTGATGGACCGAAAAGTGGTGTGAACAGTAAGATTACGCATACACAAACTGAACTGATTGAGCAAATTACAAAAAACAGCAAATTGGATTTCGAACATTGGTCTAACATCGTTATGAACCAAGTGGATGGCGGCATTGTCGGTGTTCCTGTGAAGGACGAGGACGGCGTACGAATCGATTTTAAGATGAGAGATGTATATTTTCCTCATGAGGATGGAAAAGGTGCTGATTTAGGCTTTATTCGCAAGCTAGGTGAAGACTTGGATGAATACTTTCATGTATATCGGGAGCGGATCGAAAAAGGGCATTTAAGAGTGACGAATATTCTTTATTCCATCGACGATAGTGATGAACTTGAACAAGTGGAAGATTCATTGGCGCTTGAATTGCTAGGCATTGAAGAACTAGAAACTAAGTATACAGGCCGCTCCCATTTACTGATTCACTACTGGGCAAACGAAAAGACCATGCTTAATCCACTTGGTCGCTCCTGTCTAGAGAACCAAGGCAGTAAGCAGGATGATATTAACTGGACACTAACACGCAACGGCATCACATTCGAGCGAAACGGCAAGCCTCGAATTGCCGTTTCGAAAGAAGTAATGGAACGTTTGGAGCAGCTTGCGTATGAGAGATACGGCGATGAAAGCAAAATAGATCACCGTGATTTAGAATTGACGACGTTTGATGAAAAAGGAAAAGCACTTGAAGTGATTCAGATTGACATTAGCCAAATTGGTGACATCCAATGGGTAAAAGACTTGATGAAAACAATGCTTATGGAGACACGAACATCTGAAAAGGCGGTCGATTTCTATTTAGCAGAAGGAAGCGGTGGCTCACAGTCAGGTGTTGCAAAATTCTATGACTTGTTCGTGTCGTTGACAAAAGCAGAGCAGATTTTGAAAGAGTACGTGGCGTTTTTGAAAGGATTATATGAAGGCGCTTTATGGCTGCTTGAAGATGATGATGAAGCGGTCATTATTGAAGAGCCAGAAATCACTGTACTGGATATGGTGCCTGTCAGTCGCTTTGAAATGGTTGAGAAGAATAATGCGGAGTATGCTGCAGGTACCGCTTCCCTTGAAACGACCGTCCGCCGGAACAATCCATATGCGTCAGAAGATTGGATTGAAAATGAAATCACACGCATTGAAGAGGCAAAACAGATGGATAACAGTACATCCTTGCTACGTGGCAGGCAGACACTTTTAAACTTGAATGATAACCGTGATGCTAACGGAAATATTGCGAGTGATGAAGAATGAACCTTGAGCAACTATTAAAAGCATTCTCAGAAGTGTTGTTCATCGTTTTCCAAGAAGTCGTCACCATCGATGACATCCTTAATGATAAAAAGAAGGCAGCGCTCCTAGCGTCCATTCTAGCTGCTCTCGATGATTTACAAGTGGCCACAGAAGAAGTGTTGCCGACTGAACTAGCATCAGCGTACATGAGTGGATTAAACGAGGCACAATCAGCGTTGCAGGAACTCTTAACGTCTGCCCCTTTAAGTCCAACGGCCAAAGCGATTGCTGCAGCAGTAAAAACAAAGCCAGTTATTCAAAATCACATTCATTTGAACGCACTTGACGAAATCGTTAGCGACACAATGAGTGATATGGCAGCCGCTTTCCGTACAGCAAGGGAAAGTGCTATTACGACGATAGACAACACACTTGAAACGGTACGTCAGGAAATTGCATCGGGTGTGATCCAGGGCGAACACAGCAAAATAGCAGCAAAGCGGGTTGCAAAAGAATTCGCTGAGTCGGGTATGACCTCGTTTATCACAAGAGACGGTCGGCGACTACCGCTAGATTTTTATGCTCGGACAGTCACTCGAACAAAGATCCGGACAGCCCATGTGACAGGAGCAGAGAATCGCTATACAAATGCGGGTGTTGGATTGGTTAAAATTACAGGTTCTTATCCTACGTGTGACGTATGTGCTCGTCATCGTGGATTGGTTGTCAGTTTGACTGGTGAACATGAGGGATATCCAACTAAAGCACAGGTACCATTGCCGCCGTTTCATCCAAATGATCGTTGTGGTGTATCGCCTTTTCTTCCCGAATTTGGTGATGACGACGAAGAAGCAAAAGCCCGGTGGCGTAACTTTGATCCCGATGAGGATACAAGGACTCCCTCTCAGCGTAGAGCGTATGAAAAAGAGCAGGAGATTCGCCGTGTTGCTCGACAGGAAGCAAAGGCATATGAAAAAATGAGGGCGGCATTAGGTGACAAGGCACCGAAAACGATGGGAGCATATAGGCGGATGAAGAGAAAAAATGATAACAAGTGGCAGCAATTACAGAGTGAGTATTTGAATGCTGTTCGGTCAATATGATCGTGATTATAAGAAAAGTGGTTGCTTTATCCTCTAAAAAAGGTTTATCTAAAAATAAACTAAAATAGGGGGATTATCTTAATGCGCGAAACTCATCATCATACATTCAGCACAGTGGATTATGAATGGACTGAACAAAATGTGTTATTCGTTAAAGTAAACGGATTTGACGCTGGGAGAGGAAAAGAGTTTGAGGGAGTTGTGAAATTTATAGAGGGTGTACCTTTTGGTGATTTAATTCATGTTCAAAAATCATCATTGTCAACAAGCTGTAGGGGAGCACTCCGCGCTTATCTATTGAATAGATATCATAACAAAGACTTTAATTAAGGTTAGAAACAGCATTCTTATAGGGATGCTGTTTTTTTGTCCAAACCGATGATGACAATAAAAGCATTCGAGCAGACAAACATTTTTGCCTGCTTTTTTTATGTGAAAAAAGCAGAGATGAAAGGAGAGCGATTATGTTTACTTATTTAAAAGCATGGTTTCACGTATTGCTATTTTTGTTCAAGATGTCAAAAAAGCCAGCTCCTTCTGCTGTGAAAGAAGAGGATTTATTGAAACTGGATCTTCAGTTCTTTGCGGATGACGATCCTGAAGATGATCCAGAGGACGACCACGAGGATGATCCAGATGATGATGTACCAAACCTGGATGAATTGCTGAAAGACCCGAAATTCAAAAAGCAATACAATGCGAAGCTGAAAGATCAGTTAGGCAAACGAATGAGCAAGTTTAAAGATGTTGATCCAGAAGAGTATCGCCGACTCAAAGAACAGGCAGGCGATAAAAAGGACAAAAAAGAGGACAATGCGGGCGATGATGCCGCTCGTAACGACCAAAACGAAAAACGCCTCCTACGTGCGGAACATAGAGAAAAAACCGCTCTCGTCAAAGAATTTGCGGTTGATAATGGCCACAATCCGAAACTGCTTGCTCGTTTAATCAACATCGATTCGATTGAACTTGATGAGGATGGAAATGCGGATAACTTGGACGAGCTATTTGAAGAGCTTGAAGAAGAATTTCCCGAATACTTTTCTCTGCAAGACGATGATGACGACGAGGAAGATCCGCCGAAGAAGAAAAGTCGCTTCAATTCGGTGCCGAAACAAAAAACCAATCCGAAGAAGAAAGTTGATCCACATGAAGCAGGTCGACAAAAGGCGCTTGAACGACATCAAAAAAAGGAGGATAAACGATGAATTTGCAACCGCGTAAAGGTGAGCCGATTTTCGGTCAAAAAGAATTCATGCGAAATACACAAGGCATGGAAGTGAAAACAGCAGGTGCAACTTTGTTGGCAACAGATTTCACTGCAGGCACTTATGTAAAAGCAGGAACAGCAGTTTTTAAAGGGGTTGATGGCCTTTATCATCCTGTCGCTGTTGATACTCCAGCAACAATGGAAGGCGCAGGATTAACAATGCATGATGTGAAAATCATCTCAGGTTCAAACCCAATTGTCGGGATTTTAGCAGCGGGACATCCGCGTGAATCTCGGTGTACAGGTGTTACAGATAATTTCAAAGTAGCGGTTAAGGGCCGCATTGTATTCGATATTTAACAATAGGAAACTGAGGAGGAGATACAATGCCATTACATTTAGATGAATTTCAAAAAGCTGTATTTCAGGGTTATGTGGAAAATGTTCCGCCGCAACGTGATTATATGTTGAAAGCATTTTTGCCGATTGAACCAATTTACGATATTGATTTCGCATATAACATTATTAACGGGCAATATGCGCCAGCTGCGTCAATCACAGGATTTAGTGCAGCCGCTCCATTACGCGACAAAAAAGAACTTTCTCAAGCATTCGGATCAGTGACAAAGGTTCAACATGCTTTCCGGTTAGACGAACGTGAAATCTTGAAGTTTAATGCACCTCGTTCATCTCAGGAACAAGCAAAAGTGATTGATTATGTCTACAACAGTACAGATGAATTAATTGTCGGCGTGGATGATTTAGAGGAATTTATGCGTGCTCAAGTGCTATATACAGGCGAATTAAAATATGACGACGATGAAGAGGATATTCATATTGATGTTTCATTTGACATCCCAGTAGAAAATAAGGTGACAGCAACGGTTGTATGGAGTGATCCATCTTCCAAACCATTGGCTGATCTTCAAGCTGCTGTTAAGCAGTTCCAGTCAAAAAATCAACGCAAAAAGCCTATTGTGATGCATATGACATCGGCAACAGAAGCAAATCTGCTTCAAAATGAACAGATTCGGGTGCAAGTGTATGGTCAAAACAATGGTGGTCGATTGTTAACGCCTAGTGATGTACAAACTGCCTTAACCGCACTTCGTTTGCCACCATACGTGATTAATGATGATGTGGTTAATCTTTATGGACAAGGTGAAGTGCCTCTGTTAGAAGATGGAAAGGTTGTTCTCCTTGGGGATGCGCTTGGTAAGACTTATATGGGTCCTACAGCAGAAAAAGGGCATCAAACGGGTAAATTTATCGCACCAAAAATTGAAAATGATCCGCCACAGCAGACAGTTCGCGTTGGCGAAACAGTATTTCCAGCATTACAAAAGCCGCAAGCCATCGTCATTTTGTCTGTATGAGGGGGGTAACCAGTGAATATTGAAGTGAGACTGCAGGATAATATGGTGCTGAATGCCACGAAAGAAGGGTATTCAGCTTCCACATTAGCAGAAGAATTGAATGATCAAACGAAAGTGATGAAAGCGATCGGTGATGTGATTGTCAACCTGAATACGATCACTGTCATTCTCCCAGCGGAACGAGACAGCTCGCTCCATAACATTGAGTTGCTGCTCCAACAGGGTACACCTCTCACGGCAGAGGTTGATCCCTATGTGGCTGCATCGTTGGCCGAATCATTAAACGACAACAAAAAAGTGCTGCTGGCAATCGGTGATTTGGTTGTTAATCGTCGAGCTGTTTTACGAGTTACGTCAAAATCTGCATGATAAACAAAATTAAAGGAGGGTACTTGCCATGCCAAAATATATTTCAAATGCCTATTTGGCACACGCAGGAAAAATCGTGCAGCCGGGCGAACCACTGGAACTGACAGAGGAACAAGCGGATCGTCTGGGTGATAAAGTTGAACTGTCAGAGGAAACGCAGCTTGGCGAAAAAACGGTTTCTGAATTGAAAGAAGAAGCGAAAGCGAAAGGCATTGAAGGCTATGTGAAGATGAAGAAAGATGAACTCATCGATGCATTAGCTAAGCCAGCTCCAGAAGGTGCAACAGAGCCCTTTACTGATGACACTGAACAAGAGTAGGTGAGCAAATGGTATTTAGTGAGATTGATGCATATTTGCACAGTCTTTTTTATACGGATGCTTACACCGAACTGCCGGCAGATATCCGTGAAAAGATTGCGTTCACAGCAGAGGACATGCTGATAAATCACTACGATGAAGCGCTATTGACGCCGAAAATAATCGGTATTCAAACTCTTTATATGATTGAGGGAGAAGCCGAGGAATTTGCGAAGTTCAAGCGGCATGGCGTAAAATCGTTAGGTTTAAAAGGGATGTCTTTTTCATTTGAAGGAGGCAATATCTCTCCGGAAGTCGTGGCACTCATTGAAAAAGCACAGGCGGCCTTACAGCCGAAAAAACGTGCGAGTGCTAGGAGGTTGATTTAATGCCGAAACCGCCAATGAATGACACCATTTACATTTATGATGCGTTTACTGGAAATAGTGAACATTATGATCAATCATTAGTGGACGATTACGGTCGGCCAAAATTCAAAGATCCACGAACATCAAAAGCGCGAGTGCAGCCGGAGTTAAAAGTCATTACCACACCGGATGGTGAAAACTTTGAAAGTGTTTTGACGATTGATATTCCACCAGAAACGTTTATACAACGCGGCCATGACATAAATTGGACAGACCGGTTTGGCCAAGATATTAAGGGACGCATTTCAGAAGTGGAAGAAACCCTTAATTTTAGCGGAACAAAAGTCTATTTTCGTACTGTTTATGTCGGCAAGCCGCCGCCAAGGTGATCAGTATGCCGAATGACAGTTTTATCCGTATTGAGTGGGACGGATTGCAGGAACTTGAACGCGTGCTGGAAAACGTAGAGAACAACGTGGATGGCATTATTAAAGAAGAATATACCCGCTATGGATTATTGGTTGAATCTGGCGCCAAAGCACTCGTGCATCAAGATGAAGGCGATTTGGAAGCATCGATCCATGCCAACACTGCTTCCCTTACGGGCGATAAAGTTGAAGTCATAGTCGGTTCCAACATGGTGTATGCCTTACGGCGGCATGAAGAGCCTTATCGGTCAGGATTGCATGACAAGTATGATAATGGGGCGAAATTCCCCGATTACTATAATACTGGACGCGGTGTGCGGACCCGAGCCAAACCATTGTGGCGCGGATTTCAACCAGGGCGCAAGTATCTCGAAAATGCGATTCAAGCGACGGCAGCTGAGTTCAATGGCACAAACGACCGTATTTTACGCCGCATAATAGGTGATGAAACATGATACAGAAATACTTAAAAGACGTGCTGGCACCGCTATTCCCGAGGTTACAGTGGACGATGGATTATCGACAAGCGGATGATCATACTGGCACCGTCTATTCGGAGGGTGGCAGGGCACCAGACAAGTACGAAACAGGTATTCGTCGACCTTCTTACATGATCTATATTAGATCAAGTGACTTTGCTTATGCAGAGCAGGTAGCTTGTGACGTAGTGGATACACTACACCGGACAGCGAATGTGTTGGTGACAATTGAGGAAAAAGACGAATATGAGAACGTGGTCGGCTCAAAAGCCTATCGCGTTCTTTTTATGTCCGCAGTATCCGAACCAAACCGGATCGGTGTCATCGAAGGCGTGATGGAATGGTCGGCTAATTTTGATGTAACTTTAAGGGAGGAAAAATAAATGAAAATTCCATTTGGGTTAGCTGATTTTACAATTGGCGAAGGTGTAGATGCAATTAAATTTGATGGTGTAGTTGGATTCCAGGCAGATGGTGGTGAGGTTACACTATCTCCGTTACTGTCCGATATTAACATCGCTGATTTTGGTGATTCTCTTTATGATCAGTATGTAATGGGGTACGAAGGTGGTGTCACCATTGTCGCGGCAGAAGATGATATTGACACATTAGAATTGGCGATGTCTTATACAGAAGCTATCACAGAAACAGTCGGCGGCGAAAAAGTAGGGCTGATGGATGCAAAGATCGGCACATCCTTACGTGCAAAAGGCCGTAAAGTTACGATTCACCCGCGTATTATGGGAGCGGATAAATCGTCCGACATCGTCATTTACAATATGGTATCAAATGGTGAATTTTCGCGTTCTTTCGCAAATGAGCAAGGCAATGTGAGTGTAACGCTCGCTATGTTCCCGCGCGAAGGTATGGACGTAAGCAAACCAGGTAACTTCTTTTACATTGGCGGTACCGATCCGAATGCAACACCATAATTAAGGGGGCTCAATGCCCTCTTTTTCATTTGAAAACAGGTTTCTAATATAAGGAGGAATTTTTATTATGACAACGCAAGTCACACTCAAAATCAAAGGTGAAGATGGCCAAGTAACAAAAGTGCAACACGAAGTGGAAGAAATTAATTTGTTCCAGTTTGAAGAAGTGATGAAATCTGTAAAAGACATTTTTACTGAAGTACAGGGAGACGAAGCGTTGAAAACAATGTTCTCTGACCTTTTTGATGGGACAGCAGATGCAGAAGATGAAGAAGTGAAGCAGCGCATTGACGAACGATTTATCCAGAATGCAATCGGTTCATTTGAAACACTGGCAGTACATATGCCGACGAAAGCGTTCAAACTACTTTCTGTCTTGAGCGGCATTGAATTAAAAACGTTACAGCAGCAAAAAGTGAATGATGTATTCGATATTTATGATGCAGTTGTGGAAGAAAATGATCTTCAAAAACTATTTAATCGTGCAAAAAAGTCTTTGGCAGCCACGAAAGTGAAGCTGGCATTCATGAAGAAGGTCAAGCAAGTGACGGAATCAGTATCAGTGAAGCTGTAATTTTTCAATTATCTGAGCGACTGGGTGGACGAACAGAAGTCATTCGAGCACCGGTGATTGAATTACTCGGTCATATGCTTATGGATAAGGAAGAAAAGGAAGCGAAAGCATCCGCACAGCAAAATAAGACCTGGATCCATTATCTCATGCTTCAGTATTCCAAGCCGTCATTTGGAGAAGAGAAACCAGCAGCACAACAAAACAGGCAGAAATTCGAAGAGGCGATCAGGCCGAAACAATCGAAAGCCACAGCGCCTGTTCAAAAGCAGGTTTGGGATTTTAAGTTGCTTGATCAGTTGAAAGTACAGCAGAAAGGAGGTTGAAAAATGGCAGGAAACATCAGAGAAATAAGCGCCGTCTTTAGTGCCAATGCGACAGGAATACGCTCGATCATCCGTAAAATCCGAAATGATCTTCGTGATTTAGGTCATACTAGCGTCGCGTCTACTAGCCAAGCAAATGACCATTTCGGCGAATTGCAACAGCAAGTCGAATCGGTACAAAATATACTTTCTGGTGGATTTGATGCAGGTAACAGCCGCTTACAGGAATTAAGCCGAACTGCTGAAGAAGCAGGCAGAGAACTGCGACAGACAGGACATTTAGGGGCAGCGGCACAGGTGGAATTACAACGTGTGCTGGCAGAATCTCGTGATGATTTGGCTCGACTAGGCGACGAGGGGACGGAATCATCTAACCAAATTCAAGCCTCTCTCCGTGATTTAGATCGTATTTTCAGAGATATGAACACTAACAATCCAATTGATGATATCGTCGATGATCTAAACGATATGGATCAGCAAGCCGGGCATACGGAAAGTACAATGGATCAGTTGCGGCGTACAGTTTTAGACGCATCTATTGTCGGACGAGCCTTAAAAATGTCATTAGTCCTACTAGCACCCGCTGCTGTTCCAGCCATTGCTAGTGTGACAACAGGCGTGATGGGTTTGGTGTCAGCATTAGGAGCGGCCGCTGCAGGTGCTGTCGGTTTTGGTACTGTTGCTATTCCAACGCTCATGGGCATTTTTGAAGCGCAAGAAGAAATTAATAAAGCACAGGAGAAGCTGGCCGCTGCTACAACGCCGGAACAGCGGGCAAAAGCACTGCTGGAACTAAAAGCGGTACAAGCATCATTGACGGATGAACAGCAGAGAGCTTTGGATGCACTTACTGAATTTACCGACTACTTTGAAGAACTTCGCTCCTCATTCGAGCGTCCGGTATTCGACATCTTTACACAGGGTTTACGGACACTACAATCATTGTTGGAAATGTTTAAACCGGCCATTGAAGGTTCCGTTCAAGCAGTAGACAGCCTGATGAAAAGCCTTGATCGTACCTTACAGACGAAAGACATAGAATCATTCTTTGGTTTCCTTTCCAGCCGAGCCGGGCCCGCGTTAGAAAGTGTCGGGCAGTCAATTGGCTATCTTTTACGTGGCGTATTGAATCTCATGGTGACGTTTAATGAGCAAGGAAAAATAATGGAGGCTGGTCTTCTTAACCTAACAAAACGCTTTTCAGAGTGGACAAGTATATTAGGGCAGACGGAAGGGTTTAAAGCATTCATTGATTATTCTAATAAAAATACTCCGGTCCTACTCAATTTACTTTCTAACCTGTGGAGCATTTTGAAAGATGTAGTGATCTTTCTTGCGCCGATCGGTCAGGAAATGTTGAAACTATTAGTCATCATTACAAGTTTCATTAAAGGCATTACCAATGTAGCAAAGTCCTTTGCGCAGTGGGAAGGATTTATTCCTATACTCTACGGAATAACTACAGCATTAGTAACATATCGAACAATTATGTTAGCGGCTGTAATGGCCACTGCAGCTGCTGATTTGGCAAAGAAAGCGTACACAGCCACAATGACAGTGTTAACGAGAGTTATTGGAGCCGTACGAGCGGGGCAACTATCGCTTAATGCAGTAATGGCAGCTACACCAATTGGTTTGGTTATTGCTCTTATTGCTGGCTTAGTTGTCGGACTGATCGCTGCATACAAACATTCCGAAACGTTCCGAAACGCAGTTAATAACGCGTGGGCAAGCGTGAAAAACAGTGTATCGTCTGCTATCAATTATTTAAAACCGCTTATGCTGACCATGTGGGATGGTGCTTTGCTTGGTTTAGGCAAGCTGAAAGCCATAGGACCGATCATTGTGTCCGCCTTTAAAACTGCGATAGATACATCTGCAAACTTTATCTGGGGACTTGGCGATAAAATCGGCGGCCTATTGGGCGAAGGGTTAAAAGAAAAAGCAGGTTCTGTTGTTCGTGGGTTTGTCGAACAATTAAAAGCAGGTTTTTCAAGTGTTGGAGGCGTTATTTCACTTCTTGCTCCTGCCCTAACAGCCATTGGTTTAACACTACTAGGTGTGACCGGCCCAATCGGCTTGGTTATCGGGGCGATTGTGAGCTTCATTGGCTTCTTGTATCGATTATCGAAGACGAATGAAGACGTCCGAAATGCACTCCAGGGTGCATGGAAAGGGATTCAATCCATATTTTCATCTGCTGTCAGTGCAATTCAGCCAATCATTCAGGCATTCGCAACCAGCTTCGGCCAGCTTGCCCAAGAACTAGGTCCGGAATTTTCGAAAACGGGTCAAGTCGTTAAAGAAAGTTTTGCCGAATTACAACCAGCCTTTTCAGAATTGGGCTTGGCGTTCGGCGAATTAATAACAGAACTCGGCAACGTATTCAGCAGTTTAATTTCAACCGTTCGTCCTATCGTTTCAGAGATCGTGACAACATTTCTACCTTCATTAGCAAGTGGTTTTGTTTCGCTCGTTACTCAAATTGTGCTCCTTCTTCTGAATGTGGCCCAAACGATTCTGCCCATGTGGCTGAGTGCAGTGCAAGCGGTGTTCCCAGTTATCTTAAGCATCGTTCAGTCTGTTCTGCCCATTATAATTGATCTGATTAAGGCCATCATTCCAATTTTGCTTAATATCATTCAAACAGTGTTCCCTGCACTTTTAGGTGTGGTTCAAACGATCTTTCCTGTAGTACTTAAGATTATCCAGGCGGTGCTTCCAGTAGTCGTTACCATGTTGAAATTGTTAATCGGTGTTGTCCTGGAATTGGTGAAAACCGTTTTACCGATGATTTTAACGGTCATTTCAACGGTGCTTCCAGCATCACTTAAAATAATTCAAATGGTGATTCCACTTGTTGTAGGGATTCTTAAGACAGCAGCAAAAATTATTACAGGTGTTTTAATCCCGGCGATTAAATTAATATTACAAATTGTCCAAGCCGTGTTCCCAGTTATTATGACCGTGATCAAAAACGCACTGAACATTATCACCAACGTGATTCGTCTATTTATTGCTGTATTAAAAGGTGATTGGAAAAGTGCGTGGGATGCCGTTAAAAACATCCTGACAGCTGCTTGGAACATAATCAAATCAGTTATTCAAGGCGTGCTCAATGTGATCGTCGCTATTTTTAAAGCAGCATGGAGCATTATTAAAAGTGTCACGACAACTGTATTCGAAGGGATTAAATCCTTCTTAAAAGGTTTATGGGATAGCATTAAAACGCTTATCTCGACGGCAACCGGAAATATCAAAGATGGCATTGTTAAGGCATGGGGCACCATCAAGGATAAAACAACTGAAATTTTCACTGGTATTAAAAAGACGTTGTCCGGCTTGTGGGATGATATTGTGGATGGTGCGAAGAAATTACCGGGTCGCATTGGCGATGGTATTAAAGGTATGGCTGATGGCGTGATGACCGGAGTAAAAGCGCTTGCTAACAAACTCGAAAAAGGTTTGGAAAAGGGAATAAACCTTGCAATTGACGGCATTAACTGGGTTCTTGATAAAGTTGGTGTATCAAAAGACAGTCAGTTGAAACACGTCGATATTAAAGCTTATGCAAAAGGAACGAAAGGTCATCCAGGCGGACCTGCATATGTTGGAGACAGTCCACAGGGCGGAGACGGCCCTGCCGAATTGATTGGCACACCGGATGGAAAAACATATCTTTCGCCTGCGAAAAAGACGCTCATACCAAACCTACCTAAAGGCTCATGGGTTATGCCAGGCAAGCAAACGAAAGCTTTATTATCCAGTATGCCAGCCTACAATGGCGGCGTGGGTGAATGGGTTGAAAAAGGAAAAGAAGCTGTTTCGTCTGCTGTAACGAAAGTGAAAGATTTGGCGCTCGATGTATGGTCCTACATTGAAGATCCATCGTCGTTAATGAAGAAGGTCTATGATCATTATGCTGTTGATATGGGTGTCAGCGGATCATTTGGTGACATTGCAAAAGGCGGCCTAGGGATGCTCAAAGACAAAGCGGTTGATTGGGTAGCCGGTCAGTTGCCACAACTCGGCGGTTGGGATTTCGGAAGCGCCTTTACGCGTACGTCAGGATTTGGTATGCGTTGGGGGAAACTTCACGCAGGGGTTGACTATGCGGCACCTATGGGCACACCGATTAAATCACAATCTGGCGGGAAAGTAGTCTTCTCCGGACCGCGGGGCGGTTATGGCAATGCCGTCATTGTTGAAAGTGGTGGAATGCAGTATCTCTACGGTCACAACAGCGCAAACCTAGTAAAAGCAGGCGACACGGTATCTAGAGGACAAACGATTGGGCTTGTCGGAAGCACGGGCGACAGTACCGGACCGCACGTTCATTTCGAAATCCGTCAAAATGGAAAAGCGATTGATCCAGATTCCATAGGTGGCTTTGACTTTAATGGATTTGGCACGAATTATAGCGGCAACGGGGCACAAATGGCACGACAGGCGATCACGCAAGCGCTGAAAATGCTTGGTAAACCGATGACGTTACTTGATCCACTCATGAAAATTGCGGATAAGGAATCCAGTTTCAATCCAAATGCAATTAACAAGTGGGATATTAACGCACAGCGCGGTGATCCTTCTATCGGTCTTTTTCAAATCATTGGGGAAACATTTAATCGCTGGAAGTATCCTGGCCACAATAACAGACGGAATCCGCTAGACTCCGCATTGGCTGCTATTCGATATATGGATGGTAGGTACGGCGGTGTTCTCAATCATCCGGGTATTAAATCCATGATGCGTGGTGGTGGATACAAGCCGTATGCAGAAGGTGGGGAGATTAACAGTCCGCATCTTGGTTTAGTTGGGGAAGCGGGACCGGAGATCATTATTCCGTATGCGCAGCGGTTCCGTAAAAGAGCGCTGGAATTATGGCAAACAGCAGGTGAAAAACTCGGTGCTTTCAAAACAGCTGCTGCAGGTAAAGTCCAAGAAGTAACGGGAGCACTCAGCATTCCTGCTTATGCAACGGGTGTGGGTAAAGTAACCGGAGCTGTGAAAGGACCTGTGGTACCTACTACAAAAACACCGGCGGTTCATACCATGAACTATATCGTGAAAGCCGGAGATACACTGACGGCTATTGCGAAAAAATTCAAAACGACTGTGTCAGACTTAGTCAAACTGAACAAAATTAAAAATCCGGATGTAATCAAAATTGGTCAAAAGCTGATCTATGGCATACAGGCTGCAACGGGTACCGGCAGCAATAAAGGGACTGTCAAACAAGAAGCACCAGTTGTGGATCGACGCCCGACTTATGTGAAAAAAGTAGAGTATCTTGCTCAGAAAACGAGTTCCGCTGGAGCTGAAGCAAAAATCAGAAAAGCGCTGTCTGATCAGTTAATTAAAATCGAAAAAGAAGAAGCAGATAAAATTAAAGCGATTAAGGATAAAGCCTCGAAAGCGAAGCGGGATCTCACGCAAAAAGAAAAAGAAGCTGTTTGGAAAATTCGAGAGGATTACGGGAAGAAAGAAGTAGCAGCTGAAAAGGCGGCCGCGGCTCAAATTACAGAGTTGTCTAAAGCAAGCGCGGAAGAACGGCTAAAAGCGATCGATGACTATGTTGCCCGCGCGAAAGAAGAAAATCGTCTGACATTGATGGATGAAATTGCAACGTATCGTGAATCCATGAAATATTTCAAGAAAAACTCTGTGGAGTCCATTGTGGCAGAAAAACGCTTGAATGAAGCGAAGAAGCGACTGCATGATGAATTGATGTCGATGAAAGATGAGTATTTGGCAAAGGTGAAGGAAGTCAATGATCGTGTAATGGAAGAAGAGCGCCGGCTTAACGCAGAATATGAAAATGCGGTAACAGACAGGACCAATGCGTTGAAAGGATTCGCTGGATTATTCGATGTAGTAGAACGTCCAGAAGAAATCGATCCGGAGACGTTGCTTGAAAACCTTCACAGTCAGGTTTGGACACTAAACAATTTTGACAGCAACCTTGATATTTTAGCAAGCCGCGGTGTGGATGAAGCCCTGATTAAAGAGTTGCAAGAAATGGGGCCACAAGCGTTAGCGGAGATCAAAGCGCTTAACGATATGACGGATTCTGAATTAACTCAATTCGAGGGTCTGTGGAGTGAAAAATCACGGATTTCCCGCGACCGTGCCACGCAGGAAATGGAAGGCATGCGCCTAGATACAGTGATGGAAATTCAGAAACTTCATACGGAAGCAGAAGCAGAACTACAAGCGCTTAATAAAACGTTTGAGGAACAGGTCGCGGGGTTGAAAACGGTCGTGACAGAAGGTTTTAATCCACTGGGCGCACAGCTAGTTGATATCGGTAAAAATGCGATACAAGGCTTGATTGATGGCATGAAATCTATGAACTCACCACTTGGCAGCATATCACGGGACCTTGCAGATACGATCAAAAAAGCCATCACAACGTCACTTGTAATTAAATCCCCTTCACGGTGGATGAAATACATGGTGGGTGAAAACATCGTACAGGGCGTGATCGATGGGATCGCAGGTATGGAACATAATGCAGTAAATACCGCGACTGCAATGGCTGATTGGTTTAAGCCGTCTATTTCTAGTGATGCATTCAGCGGTTTTCGCGGCTCGGTTAATTCATTTGAAGGTGTCATGATACAAACGACCGTGGAAATGAATAAAGAGGTTGTGGGCAGGTCTGTGGAGCCGATTGTATCCGATAGACAGCGTGGCAATTATCAAAATGCAAAGATTGTGAAAGGTCTGTGGTAACTATGTGGAATTCGCCTTATAATCTCATCATTGAGCGGCAGAATGGCGAGCGCTATGATTTGTATGATAAAGGGATCGTCACGAAACTATTTCAAATAGAGTCGCCGTCTCCGCGTCATGTCCGTGAAGAACTAGACGGAATGGATGGTTTTCTTGAAGGTGAAACACTATATGAAGGCCGCTCTATGCGTGGAGAATTCTTCATGGTGGCAAAAGATACGTTCGATAGAGCACGAAATGAGATTTTTCGGTTGTTTAGTAGCCGAGAAGCTTTTTTTATCACCAAAATGTCAGAACCGTACAAGCGTTGGAGTGTTAAAACAGATTCACCGTACGTTATTAATCAGAGAGCTGTTATGGGTGATTTTTCAATTGAATTTACCTCGGCCTCGCCTTTTGCACAATCACCTGGCACAACGCTTAATTGGCCGGAAATGGAGCATTATTATGGTATTGGTGAGGGAAAGATCGATGCGTTCGATCCACCGATTCAATATGAATTTAACACCAGTTCTTTTTTTGTGTTCAATGATTCAGATGAAACGGTGGATCCGCGCAGCATGGAACTTAGAATCAAGCTGCAAGGAACACTCAATAATCCCATTATAAAAAATGTGACCACCAATGATGAATGGCAATGGAGCGGATCAGCATCGGCAGAGGAAGTCATTTTATTGGATGGCATCCAATCATTGAAAAACGGCCAAAGCATTTTCAACAATACAAATAAAAAATTAATCAGCCTAGCTCCAGGATGGAATGAATTTTCTATTACTGGCGCGGCTGATTTTTTAATCTCTTTTGATTTTCGGTTCTATTATCTTTGAAATGAGGTGGAAAAATGAACGTACAAAATAAGCAAACCATCACGATCGATATGCGGAGTAAATCCGTTGTGCCGGTGCCGTATTTTACACAGAATGACACGAATGTTTTGGAATTCATCATCAAAAATGATGGAGCAAATGCTGATCTTTCTAACATTGAACGAATCAACGCCGTTTATAAGCGACCGGATGGAATTGATATTTCAAGCTTATTAACCAATGTTGATAATATCATTATGTATGAGTTAGGTGCAGAAGAAATGGCAGTTCCAGGTTTCGGCGATCTTGAATTGCAATTCTACGCTGGGGAACAGCGTCTTACCACGTTAAAACTGAAAATATATTTTAGAGAATCTCTCGGCCCTCACTTTGAAAATGGATCGGGCTATCCGATGCTACAAAAGCTGTTTTTAGAAGTGGCGGAAGCTTCAGAGACAGTAACAGATGCCGGTAATTTTGCAATGGAGAAAGCGGCTGAAGCGGAGCAGGCCAAAGTAGTTGCGCTTGAAGCAGCTGACTCAGCCAAAAGTAATCCACTCATGCCAGTCGCTAACTTTGCAACCATTGCAACAACCTATCCTACACCGGCGACCGGAGACGAAACACAGACGCTGGACGATGGAAAAGTGTATCGATATTTGAATGGTTCGTGGACATATATTCGGGAATTAACACCGGGTCCAGTAGCTGCTCTTACTCAACAGTTAGCCGGTAAAGCCGACATCGATCCGGACTTTGCAACAGGGGGCTACGAGTTACCAGGGGAAGACACAAAGCTGTACCGTGTGAAAAGCAAAGGAATAACGCATACAGTTATGGAAATCGTATCACCGGAACCGAATGAGAACAATGGGAACGAAGCCACAATTGCCCTTATGCGTGAAGTAGACGGGGAATCGGGCGGCCCGGAATTTATGGACATTTACAATAACGGATATGTCGATTCCCGGCAGGCTGGGATCCGGATACAGGCGCGGGGCAGCGGGAAACTGCGCCCGTTTGTTCTTGATTATTTTGACGGTATTACCCGGACAGAAACCTTTAGATCGACACCGGAAGGGAAATCTTATTTTAAGGGTGATGTATACATAAACGGGAAAGCATTAAAGGCTGAAAACAATGAAGCGCCTTTTGATCCTGCGAATACGGAAGGCATAGTTTTACTGACAGGCTCTGATTTTGGTTCATGGGCAAAGCGATACGGTGATCGAATGGAGGTGGATACGGAACATATGCGGAACGCGCGTCAAGGTGTCAAAATCCTTATGGACATGGGAGATAGCAATATGACGGCCATTCGAAATAACAATTTGATGCCGATTGATCTTTCCCGAACGGAAACGATCCGCGTGAACCTGTTCGTGGTTAATGCTCACAATATTGTGGATCTTGAATTGTATTTTGCCGAGACAGCAGATTATACAAACTTCATTTCCTACCGAATCGGAGAGGGCAAACTTTCCGAGGGATGGAACGAGCTCATTATTGATACAGCTAGTTATATAGTCGAGGGTGTGGCCGACTTAAGCACGGCAAAAACATCTATGCAGATCCGGGCCATTCCGGCAGAAACAGGTGGCTGTGAACTTACTTTTGATAGCATGGTTGGCTACAAAAAAGGCAAGGCGAAAGCTATTTTTACGTTTGATGATGGTTGGTTATCGCAATATACAAAGGCGTTCCCGCTTCTTCAAGTACGCGGATTCCGGGGGAACATTGGGGTGGTACCTACTTGGATAGATGAAATTGTTGATCCTGCTTACGAAAAAGTGATGTCGTACAATCAATTTGCTCACCTTTATGAGTACGGATGGGATCTTTTCAATCACACGTATAGCCATCCAAACTTGAACAATGGCACAGCGGCGGCGGCCGTTTCACAGGTTGAACAGTGCCGCGATTGGCTGAACAATGAGGGTTGGACACGGGCGTCTGAAATATTGGCCTATCCTTATGGAGGCCATATAAACATTGCGGCAGATCTCGACTTCCGAAACACGTTACGCTATGCCCGTTCTTTAGTGGAAGGGATCGACTCAAACGTCATACCGGACAAAATGCGCGGGAAAACGCGAAATCTGATTGATGGTGTGACACCCGCTTCTGTTATCGCGGACATTAATACAACCATCGCGGCAGGTGGAACCATCGTGTTTACCAATCACCTTATCGCAGATACGCCGCCTGCAGATCCATATGGCATGTACTATTCAACAGCCAATTTTACACAAATTCTGGATTACCTGTACACGAAGCGAGACGAGATCGAAGTCATTACATTGTCTGAATGGGTTGGCTATATGGAGAGCGTACAAAGTTGAATTTTTTTATGCTTATGTAAGAGCATCCATCCGGGCGCTCGTTTTGATATATAAAAAACTGAAAAGAGGTGATTATTTGCTATCAGTCACACATTTAGATGGGCGGTGTGAGCCGCTTAACCATATTCAAAATGCGAATTTAGAGGAAGAAGTGAACGGAGCATTTACGCTCTCGCTCACTTCTTTTTTAAATGACGATCCGGGTTATGATTTGTTAAATGAAGAATCAATCATTGATCTGAAAGGGCAGAGCTTTCGGGTAAAAGACCTGACCCATAAACGAAACAGCAAAACGGTGCAAACCAATAGTACGTTCTTTGATTTGCTTCATCATTTTGTAGAGGGCATTCAAGGGGGTACTCGGACAGCAGAGGAACAGGCAGCCTTTATTCTTGCCGGTACCGGATGGACATTCGAGGTGCAGGGTGATCTTCCACCACAGTTGTTTCTGAACGCATTCGGCAACAGCAATGTGGTGCAGCTTATTCGCTTAATGTGTGAAACACTCAAATGTGAAGTCAGGATTATGCCGGATAAGCATTTGATTTTTGCGCAGCAGATCGGTAAGGATGAGGACTTTCAGTACCGGTATAAACACAATATTAAAGAGTTAACGCGTTCCGTGGATACAACGGACCTTTTTACAGCGATTAAAGCCACTGGTGGAAATGGTGTTACTGTAGAATATCGGGCACCGACGTACGATTTGTATGGTCCACGATACGCCGAACCGGTCACAAATGATGAAATGACCTCAACAGAAAGTTTGCTTGAATTTGCCAAACAGGAACTTGGTGAACGGTACCTACCACAAATATCGATTGATGTGTCTGTTTCCCAAATGAATGCACAGGGTTATGAAGATGTGCCGGGACTGGGTGACCGCATCTGGCTGATTTATGAGCCAATGGGAATAGAGTTTAAAACACGGGTCATGAAGCGGAAAGGTAATCCATTTAAGAAAGACGGCTTGATTGTCACGCTTTCGAACGTCAAAGCGACATTTTCAGATGTGCTCGTCGAAACCAAAGTGGAAATTGATAAAAATAAGCGTGAATTCCGCTCGAAAATCGAACAAACAAATGAACGAATTACATTTGAGGTTGAGCGGTTGGATGGTGAAGTTCTTGAAGCGTACGCACGTATCCAAATTGAATCTGACCGCATTACGTCCGAAGTTGGGCGCCTTGACGGTGATATTTTAACGGCAAATAGTCGGATCACTCAATTAGCAGACAGTATAACCCTTGAAGTTCAAAAGATCGATGAGAATTTTGGAGAGCTGGAAACACAAGTACAGTTTAACGCGGGAGAAATCAGCAGCAAAGTCAGCTATACGGATTATAACGGGATTGAGATGATATCCCGCATTAATCAGACAGCCGCTGCAGTAAAGATTTCAGCACAGAATATTGATTTAAATGGCATTGTGAGAGTTGCGGATTCAATTGAACTCGGTACATCTGGAAACGGGAAAACAAAGGCAGTTAAATTTAATGGCACGGACGCTTGGATTTATTCAAGTGGCATCGATTCATTAACATTGGATTCCGGGACGATTACGATGCAGGGCGGCACATACTTCGCCGGAGCAGTAAGCTTTTACTCGGCAACAAGTGTTGACTGGGGTACTCATGCACCACCTGCGAGATGGGGGTGAGTAGATGGCTTATTTACGAACGCCCGATGTAGGCGGGATCGGTGAGACATATTTAGATATTATTGTGCAGGATTTACAATACAACCCGTCTCTTTACTATCAAATTGATGTTATATGCATCGAAACAGGGCAAAGATTTGATGTGCGTAATAATAGTGGATCAGGTGGATCAATAGGCGCTTTTAGAACAGGCCAGCAACGTTTTTCGGGCTTAACCCCCGGATCAGCATATAATTTTTATGCAGAAGCGCGATATAACTCATTCGGTACGATTGTAAGAATACCAAGTACCGGCTATTACAGACAAACAACTCATTCACTGCCCGCTGTTGATCCGCCATCGTCTGTAATGCTGTCTCAATACGCCTTAACAGGAAAAGATATTACAATTGAGGCAGAATGGTTAAATCAAGCAACTTCTATTGAATACGATGTGAGTTGGATAACTGGATATCCTGATTATACGTATAGTGTCAGTCCTTATACGGATTTTCACAGAATGACATTCACCGTTCCGAATTATGATACAAGCTATTGGATAGAGGTAAGGTTACGGGGGAATGGCGGCGATAGTTCATGGGTGAGATTATATTTCACGAGTGGATCAGCCCCGATTATAGTTGGGACTCCTAGCGTTACTTTATCTGATTTTAAGAATAATGCAATAACAGCTAACTGGACATACGCTTCAAACGCTTGGTATTACGAAGTCCAATACAAAAAGACAACATCCAGCATATGGTTGTATTCGGCCTATAGCCAAAACGACAATAGCCATGAAGTAACGGGATTAGAACCTGTTACCGATTATCACTTCAGGGTGCGTGGTTATCAAGGCAGTACATTCGGGCCGTGGTCTTCTGTCGTAACAGGTAGAACGTTATCCAATGCACCATCAAAATTTGAGTGGAACACGCTGAAGACTAGCGTGGATTTTAAAACGACTGCTTACGAATGGAATGCGTTAATGGCGAAAATTAATCAGGTGAGGGTATACAAAGGATGGAGTTCATATGGTTTCGATATCGTAGTAGGTGATGGGATAGCGTATGCCTATCAGTTTAATGATGCCAGGTCTAAGATAGCTGATATGAGTCCACCCGTTACTCTTCCGATAGCGGTATCGAAAGGCACACTTATAACACCGGGTCAGTTAAATGGATTAAGAGATAGCTTGAATTCACTGATTTAAAGGGGGATTATCAAATGACTGAAGTGGAAATCGCATTCGGATTGATGGCAGAAGAAAATAAAAAACTGATGAAAGAAAAAGCATTTGCAACAGCGAAACTAATCGTTGCGGAAAAGAGAATAGAAGAGTTAGAATCGGAAAAACAGAAAAAAATAGAGTCCAAGTAAAGAGTGCCCATCTCGGGCGCTCTTTTTATATAGATTTTCATATAGGAGAGTGAGGGGTTCATCATTGGAGGCGAATGACATGCTACAAGAACATGAGCAGCTGATCAAAGAGGATATTTTGCCACGGCTCAAAAGAGTGGAAGATGCACAGATTGATTTTACGAAACAAGTCGAATCGATTAAGGCGTCGCAAACGAGCTTAGAATTAACCGTGATGAAAGATGGAAAAGAAACAAGAGAATTGTTAAAACCTTTTGCAGATCATTACCTAAATCAAGTAACAGCGGAAACGGAATCTAAAAAAGACATTAAATTAAAACAGCTGGATACGCGAGAAAAAATTATCGTTGGGGTAGCAAGTGGTGTTTTGGGGACGGGAGGTTTAGCCGGAATCATAACGGCGATTGTTATGTTAATCAACAGAGGAGGATAAATTAAATATGAAAAATATTGATAACGGAACGATCGTGCGTACGGTCGTTCTTTTTGTTGCACTTTTAAATCAGACATTAGTGCTCATCGGATTTTCCCCACTGCCGTTTGAAAATGAGCAGGTAGAGAACTTTATCACGATTTTACTCACGGTGGTTGCATCTGTATGGGCGTGGTGGCAAAACAATGCAATCACTCGTAAAGCACGCCGGAATGAAGAGATATTGAAGAAGGAGGGTTTGAAATGAGTAAAGAAATCGTTGTCGTCATCGATTTTGGGCACGGCCTTCCAGATCCGGGAGCTGTCAAGTATGGTCAAGAATACCAATATGCAGCAACAATCGGTCGTGAAATCGCAAAACGTCTGCCGAAGGGTGTAAAGGTTGTTTTTACACGTACAACTGATAAAGCCTTAAATTCAGATAAAAGCCGAGATTTAACAGCCCGCTGTGCGGTATCGAACAAAACAGGTGCAAAGCTGTTTATTTCGATCCATTTAAACGCTGGTGGGGGAACAGGTTATGAAACGCTGGTGTATTCACCAAACAAGGAAGCTAACATTGTTCATGCGGAAATTAAAAAAGTGTTAGATGAATACAAGGTAAAAGATCGCGGGATTAAAAAGCGACCCGATTTAGCGGTGTTAAGAGGGACGAAAGCAACAGCCTTGCTACTCGAAATGGCATTCATCGACAATAAAGAGGATATGAATTTAATTAATAATCAGATGTACCTCAATGCGTTATGCCAGGCAACAGCTGATGGAATCGCAAAAGCAATCGGTGTAACTCCTAAATCTGTGACAGGCTCAAGCACAGTTGTGTCAGGATCAGGTCAAGTTACATCAAGCGAAAAGGAGGTAAGGGAAGTGGAATACAAAAAAGACGCAGCACCTTCACCGCGTTTTGAAGAAGCACAGAAGTGGGCGAAGGAAAATGGTATTAGCGACGGGACATACCCGCAACGTCCTGTGACGAGAGAAGAAGTGTGGTCTATGTTACATCGAATGAGCAAAGTAAAATAAACACAAGTATACCCCGGTTGCGACCGGGGCTTTTTTATTTTACAATCACCATGGGCCAAACCTCAACCTCAATTCTTTGCCAATCCACAAAATTGATTTCATCTTCGTGATACCAATCGAAAAATCCTGGGTCCCAGCCATTACTATCATCGACAATGCTTTTTAAAATCAAATTGAAAAAAAGAGTTTCAGTCACTTCTGCACCTCTGCTATTCCAAAGACAATATAAGCCCTGTTGCTTGTCTGCTTTGAGTATTTCCAATTGGATCATCTCCTTTCCTTCTATTATATAAAGAGAAGACCCGATACATTGTAAAGATTAGGTAAATGAAAGGACCGGCCGCAGCCAGTCATACAAGATACTTCTCTGTAATATCTGCAAAAGAGCCAATTTCAATTACTACCTCTCCTGGTAAAGGTATGGAGCCACAGCCGAAATGAACAACAGAATATATGTGGGTTATTCCTACGTACTCCTCATCTTTGATCATATTCCCACAATTCGGACAAGTCATTACAATTTTCTCTGCCATGTAATCAGCTCCTTTGTTCATTAACTAATATAATACTATAAGTCTGGGTAATATGTAATGATAAGGGTAAACTACATTTATTTTTATATCACACAAAGAACGTTAGTTTGATTCAATTAAATGAAGAAGGAGGCTGTGAAATGAATGGATTATTGCTTACGTCGAAAGAAGAGAAAATGCCGATTGAGATCATGTACAAGGCTGTGGATAATACGTTCACGAAACACCGGATCATCGTAACGGCAATTAACCAGGGTTATATTAAAGCCTATTGTTTTACGAGAAAGCAGGAGAGGATGTTTAAGCTTGAGAACATTTTAGCAGTTGCCAAACTGTGCGGGGAAAAACTAAATATGTTTAAAAAATAACACAGAAAAGGTCTAGTGTGACAATAACAATATAAATAATTAATGACCAAAATCCTGACCAAAAAATGACCAAAATATTTGGGCAAAGATTGATGGAAATTGAAAAACGTATTTGCTAAATGCTTATAAATAAAGGATTGTGAGCCTGAATTAAAGAATTTTGAAAAGTAAACACATGTTCCGCACACAAGTTCACCCTTGGGAACGTGAACAATACCTTACTCAGTTTTAATCAGCTAAACCCCTTGAGCCAACTGGCTTTGAGGGGTTTTTCTTATTTTCAGAAAAAACATATTTTTAGCTTGCCCATCTCCGTTGCCCATCATTTGCCCATCTAATTTTGAAAAAAATTTCAATCTAGAAAATCTTTCGTAAAATCTTCAAAGCGGCTCATTTGCGTTTCCTCCATCTTTTTAAACACATGAGCATACACATCGGCTGTAATGGCCATACTGCCATGACCTAAACGTTCTTGCACATATTTCATATCGGCACCGGATTCCAGTTGTAACACCGCATGTGTATGACGCACGGAATGGATCGGAAGAGGTGGAAGTCCCGCACGAGTCGAAATGCGGGAGAAAGCATTAAATATGGTTGATTTCGGCAT